GTCTCGAACGTTACTTTTAAACTTGCCATTTTCTAGCCCTCTCTCTTTGTTATGAAGTTGCGATAGTTACATCTGTAGTGCAGTCAAAAGTAAAGTCGATCATAGCAACTTCACCCTGAGCGCCGTTTACTGGGGTATAACCATTAACGAAACAGCTGCCTGAGTATTTAGGGTTCGTTGCCGAAGCTGTAGAGCCACTAGGTGCAACTGAAAACGCTGCCGCAGTACCTTTTAAGCCGTCTAGCGTGGCGCGTGTAGCACCGGCTGAGGCTGCGTCCTGGGTGAGGTAAAGGGTGCCGCTAATTGTGTGAGCTGCAAGGCCTTTTAGGTATTTGTGTGAGGCGTCTCCAGCTGCGCTTATATCCAACTGGTCATAGTTCAAGGTCAAACTAATTGACTGTACAGCCGCAGATAGGTCTACGGTACCCAATAGAAAATAACTATTCTGTGCATAATATACGGTGCTAGACATTATCTACTTCCTTTTCTTTAGTGGCTGGCTTTTCGATTAGTGCAATAGCACCAGTTTTTAAAAGGTTAGGTAAATCCCAGCCTTCTAAATCTTTGTCGGTAACGGTGCCGCCTAGACCTATCCCGGCTATTTCGTTATCTATCATTACTTTATAAGTATTCATATTTACCCCCAGCTCGAAATTATCTCTACGCCGACTTCGGTTTGAAGCAGGTTTCCTGCAGGTGTCTCTAGTATTGCCGGGGCGCTAAAACTTCCTACCGTCATTACTAAAGTAGAAGCTGATAACTTAGCAAATATAGCTACTATAAAATCCTCTATATTTATTTGATTACCTTGGTTATCAAGCATTGGCACTAAGCCATAAATCCGGTAACGAGCTATTGGCGCTATGCCGGTTTTCTGTCCAGACTGTACGACAATAAACGGGTCATCATTAACTACTACTACGCTGTTAGCAATAGGCGCCTGCGGGATATAACTAAACACAGACCAAACACCAGCATTAGTTAAAGCTGTAGCTAGTGTTGATCTAAGGGTAGTAATAGCCGCTGTCATTTGTCAGCCGATCATTGACGAAGGCGACATATACGGGGCTATGAGCCCTTTTACTTTTCCGATCAAAGTTCCACCGAGCGCGAAGGGATTAGCGATAAATCCGTCAATCGTTACAGTAGTCGCCCCTGGCATTTGTCTGGCGTTCCAGATAGTGCTAGCTAAAGTAGCTGCAGCTTCTCTAATCGCCGGGACTGTTGCGTAATCCTGGGCGTGAAATTCTGCGGTAACTAAGCCGTAAGGTCTGACTACGTGAGCTAATTGGTCGCTAGCGGTTTTAGCATAAGTAAAAGAATAGATAGTAGTACCGGTAATAGTTTTAGTGCCGTTAAATACAGTCCCAGCGCTAGAGATTACTACCGACTGATCTATCCGTAACTCGTGCGGTACTGGCGTATAAATCGTAGCTACGTTAGAAGCTAGGGCAGTACCAGAAATAGGTACAGTATTAAACCAGAGATATTTTTTAAGAATATCCTCGCTGGCCTGTGCCACTTCCTCGACTGTCGCGTCTAAATAGAGAGTACCTATACCTAATAGAGTGCGTAACTCAGCCATAGTTATATATGTGGCTGCCATTACGCACTCCTAACTATTAAGGCCTAAAGCCTGTCGGACTAGGGACAGGCTCTAGGGTTCTAGGGGTTGTTCTTAGGTGAGATTAAAGCGACGGATACCGCCAGCTACTAAAGTCTTAGCTGCAATATATCCGTAGAGCATTGTCTCGATCTCACCTGAGGTAGGGACATTAGTGGAGAGACGTAGTACTGGACTCTCCGCGATATACATAGAGCTAGGGACGATAATAAACGCGCTCTCGTCGATAGTGGTTGAGACCATATTAGGGTCTACGTAAAAGTCCAACCCCAAACAATTTCCACGTAGGCTGGTAGGAATTGCAGAGCCGCCAGAGTTATAAGGCTGACCTGCGTTGTAAATTGGGCGCCCGGTACTATCCGTTGCGCCGAGAAGTAACGACCATTGGGAAGTACCAGCTACGTAAGCAGTAGCTACTTCACCGGTAGCAAGATAAGCGGCTGGGGCTTCTGTAGATACGTAGGAAATAATACCGGCGCTTGAAGCTGCACAGGTAGCGCCTTGAGTGCCGCCGCTTGTGGCTTCTGCCACTACGTAAGCGTCTGTAGCTTTGTTGTATGCGCGTTGCATATTGTCTAACATAGCTTGAAAAAATGCGGGGTTATTAGATGAGCGCTCTAACAATTCTACAGAGTAGCGTTGTAGACCAGCCATTTTAACAACAGTCGCATTAACATAAGCTGAGACGATACCGGTCTCGCTAGGTGCTGCACCTTCTGCAGTTGTGCTTACCGTACCTGAGGTCGAAATTTTAGGAATACTTACCACCATACCCTCATTACTAAGGGCTTTGCTTCCCCCGAAGGCGTCAATAAGTGGACGAGAGCCGATAAGGGTATCGACTACGGTACCGACATATTGAACCGGGTTAAATGCTGGGTTAGTTGTAAATGAGTCATCTGCGAATTGCATAAGGTTAGCTGCTTGTGCGTCTGCAGCACGAACGTAATCGCGTGAATCATCATTACCTAATTGAGCTTTAATTGTGTGCTGTAGGTAAGTAGCCTTAGATTTAATCGGGCTACGTACTTCTGAATACGCCATAGCTGTAACGGCGGTTGGGCGTGAGGCTTCGACCTTAGCGGCTTCTACCTCGGGGGTTACTGGGGTAGCGTTATCTGACACGCTGGCCTCACTCTCTTTTGGTTGGGTTTCTGGGTTTTCCTCTACTGGCTCAGGCTCGGGTTCGCTAGCCACTACCGAGGTTACGGCAGCGGAATTAAACGCCGCCGCCCAAACCAAACTTGTCTCTATAAGGCGAGCGGAACTTATATATAAAATACCGTCGCGTGGTTTACTAGCTATAACTTCTACGCCTACGCTAAGGCCGCTGCGTAAATCCTGGCTAGCTTCTACTAGGGAATCATTACCGCGAGTAGTCTCAGCAATTTTAAAGCTAGCAGTAATTCCCTCGTCCGTAGTAGTGAAGTTTACGGCTCTACCTATTGGCTGCTTAGGGTCGTGTTCTAATAATAATTTAACTTTAGCTGTGTCGTGTATTGCTATAGAATTTTTTTCAAAAATTACGCGTCCCGCGCTAGTATTACCGATCTCATTGTCAAACGGAACAATTTTACCGCTAATAATTCTGCGGCCTTCGTCGCAGGTTAAATCCTGATTAAAGTTGAGAAGCATTACTCGTATCTCCGTTCGGGGTTAGATCTTCCATAGCTTTAGCTTGATCTAAAGTTATGAGATTAAGCGCTAGCATTTTTTCGATAATCGCTAAACGTGTCATAGCGTCAGAACGTAAAAACGTTTCGTCTAAATTAAATTTTACGAAATTTTGGCTATTGGTTATATCGTCCATTGAGAGCCTGCCCTCAAGGGCAGAAATTATCGGACGTAAAGATAAATCTACAAATTGTTTTCTTTCTTCTAAAACGTTGCTATACGTCATTGAATTATTCATATCAGCGCTTAGGAGATAAGCGGGTACGTTTGTTAATCTCGCAACTTGGGTGCTAAGGAATTGGGCGGCCTCGTTTAGCATCATATCTTTAGGACTAAAGCTAGTAGTGTGATATTGCAAACTTGCGGAAAGAAAAGCCGTACTACGTTGTAATCTAGCTTGTTTCCATTGTGCTAATAAACCTGTTATTTGTTCCTCTGGCAAATCCGAACCGGCATTACTAATATACCCGGACGGAATCGGTGTGCTGGCGCTTATAGCTGCGGCCTTTTCTAAATCTAAAGCGGCGCGAATTGTGCGCCCGCCTCTATTTAAAATACCTTCATCTAAACCTTGAAAAGTAATAAGTGAGCCAACGCCAGACATAGGGCGCACTTTATTATCGACTGTGTAGGAATTTACTAAAGTATTATTTTCGTTAAGTCTTACCGTTACTCTGTCGTTAGAGACAAAAGCAAAACGCGCCGGGCGTCCGTCTAAAACGTACGTTTCTGTAACTTCTAGGTAGGCCACGCCGAAAAAAAATAAACTGTCTGCTAAATAAGTATAAGTAACCGCGCCTGGCTGTCTGTAGTCTGGCTGATCTAGCCAGCGTGGGTTTTCTAATTCCTCGCCAGTAGATTTACGGTAAAGGTGTAGGGGCAGGGTGCCAATAGTGCCGCAGATTAAATTACGCGCTCTAGCTATTGACGGTACAGCCATAGCTTCTGCTCTAGTTATATAAACCGGGGAC